CATCAGGTACCGGAAACTTTGGATGCCACTTTGAATATTCATTTCCTACAAGTTCATAACGAGTATAAAGATTTGCAACAGACTCACAAGCAATCCTGTTTATAACTCTTCTTCCTCTCATATCTGGTCCAGCAATATGGGTTCCATCATCATAGGGAAGATTCCATACATCATCCATTATTCCATACGTATGAAAAGAATATTCACATACAAAAATATCTCCTCCCCAAAAAGTTGCATTACTGTTTAAAAGCACTGAATCTCCCATAGATACTAACTCCTGGTTATAGAAGTTTTCGTAAACATTGGGCTTTATATCACACAAATCTATTAAGTACGCTTCTGAAGTTGGAGTTATAGTACTAAAGTTACCTTGACTAGAAGTATCTTGAGCTTGTACAGTAAAAGGGAATGCAGTACCTAAAAGAGTTCCTACAAAAACTTTCTCCATGTACTGATTAATGTGATTTCCAGAGGTAACATCATTATTTAAGTACAGTGTATCTTGTAATCCTCTGATATTATTTGTTGGAGCATTAGAAGCTACTCCATTGGAAATATTGTCTAACAGATGACAACAGTTTCCATAAGAGTCTTGAGGAGATGAGCCAGAGTTATAACTCCAAGAAAGATACTTATTCTTGATATCAGCTGTTAATTTATACTGAGCAGCAATAAAAGCAGGATTTATTCCAGGCTGATTAAAGAGTACATCAAAGCCGTGGAATCTCATCCAATTTTCATTTGGGGAATATCCGGCTCCAGCTCCTGCTATTTGCCAGTTATGCCCCAGAGAATATCTGGAACTAGGATCAGTTACAACTGTCCAACCTGTGTTGGTTTTATGAGCACTGTATAAAAGTAATCCTTGACCATAGTTGGTCATGTTTTGAGTAGTTCTTTTAGCATAAAGAATTTCGTACCCTACTATAATATTCTGATACTTTGGAGGTATGATAATATTGAAAGCTTTAACTCCTAAAATATCTAACTTTTTAGTACCATAATCAACTTCAGTGCTGTACAAGTTTTCTTTACACCACTTTAAACTTGGGGTTTTATGATGTCTTACTTTTTGTCCTCTCAGATCATCCCCTCCTAAAGATGAGGAATCAAATGTATCTACTATTGGGTACAACTCAGTATCATTTTCATAGCTTCCAGGAATAACAATATTTGAACTACTTGAGAAAGTTGTAATACAATCTTCTACTTTATATTTTGGAACTCCTAAACCTCCTGCAGTTCCTATTGCAGATGTTGCAATGTAAGCAGAGTCCATAGCTTCTCCGGGCACATGGTAAGCTATTGTTTTGGTACCATTAGACAGTTTATACTTGATGTAAAACCCGTAAACTTCATTATGTTTCAAAGACTTCTTTGTTCCATTTTTCATGGATAAAGGAGCATTCTCTACATCAATCAACTCAGATTGTAAAGCTATTTTTACCAGATTCGCATAAGGCTGCATGTCTAGTACAGCAGCAGTTTTTTCAAGTTTTCCTAAATAGAGGGAATCATTTAATTGTGTAATACTTCCCACTTTATCGTAAAATACTTGAGAAGTTAAAACTTCCTCTAAAGAAATTTCTTCATAGATATTATCTCCAGAAAAAGTAACTACGTTTGTGCCTGGTAAAACTGGAATCTTTTTTAAAAGGTATGCTTTTGTTATTCCTAAAACTTTAGATACAACTACAGGCTCAAAAAACTCATACCCTAAATCCATGGGAGAGTATTGAAGTACAACAGACTTGTCTGCTATATTATCAGAATCATTTGAAGTAATTGCTATGCCGGAGCTTACTTCTGAAAAAGAAGTTCTGGTTCCATCACTTTTATAATATCTTCCTGCAAAAAAGTAAGAACCTACTTGAATGTATCCTCCTACTTGTTCAAACTTGTATAAGCTTGGGTAAATACACTCTGGAAATAAATTCCAATCCCTCAATTGGGCTATCTGGGGATTATCAAAGTTTACAAACTTAGGAAATGTATGTTTATCTGTGAAAGCACATATCATTTCTCCCAGATAGTTTCTTTGTACTTGACCTGTGATATAATTTTCTACTTTATGGCCAAGTTTATAACTTGTAGTACTATCTTCAAATGTAAACGAAACAACTGTAGTTAAAATGTTGACTCTTTTAATGACTGTATTTACATTATCTGTAGCAAAAATAATAACATCATCGGTATCTGTTCCAAGTACACCATTCACTTTATATTGTACCGGTAGAAGATATTGTAAAACTTTTTTAAAGCCTGGTTCATTAATGATGGAGTTCAGGTATTCTGCTTGAATACCATTTTTTCCATAAGGATATGTTCCTTCTGGTTGATCTTCTGGACGACCTTCAAAATTTAAACCTTTAGTTAGTTTCATGTAGAATCAGGGCTTTGTACAAAAATATTAAATCTTTATGTAAACTTCTTGTACCATTAAGAATTTCTAACCACTCTTTTAAGAAAGTTTCTTGCTCAGGTCGAATAGTTTCAGAATCAGTCATAATGTCTGTTACAATACTTCTAATAATCATTAAATTATTATAGGATTCTACTACTGGCAATAAAGCTAGTAAAGCATTTTTACATTCTTTTGGAAGTTGATTAAAAGTCATAGTTGTTGAAAATTTTGTTTTAAAGCTTCTAATTCTTCAGCGCTAAGTTTTTCTTTAGCATCTTTAACTAGGAGCTCTTGTAAATTAATGGAATTGACTACAGTAATAGGAGATTTTATTACTAAACAATTTGGCAATTTTCCATACTTGCTTTGTAAATAGTTGTGATAAATAGTAGATGGAGGTTCTTGATCTTCTTCCAACACTTCTGGGTCTTGGATAAATTTTTCAGTTTCATCATCGTATATAACTGTAGTAGTCCCATCAGCATTTTTATGCGAGTATAAAACAATAACTATATAAACGTTATTCATGGTATTTATTGGTTTAAATGATTAGTATTCTTACAAATTCTTGCCTTGTTTGAGAAGCAACATAAACAAATACCAATGTCCCTCCATCCGGATCAGGTTCTTCAAAAGGAAGTATAGACATCTTTGCTCCCGAAATAGCTGTACTTTGAGGGATTGTCAAAAATGCAAAAGATTTCATTGTCCAGTCGTTTACATTAAATCTCAATATTTTTCCGGTGGCTTCTTTCATTATAAATACATCGTCTCCATATTCTACTGCGTTTGTTCCAGTAGTAAATGTTTCATTACGATTACCGTAATCTAAGCCACTAATCCAAGTATTTGCAGCTATGTCATACATATCTAAACTATTAGCACCCCCACCTCTAAAAGCAAGTATATATCTACCATTTTGCTTGTAAACAGTAGAACCTACTGTTAGAGCATTTGGACTTCCATTGGCATTTAATGTCCAAGATGCTTTTGATATCCAAAAAGCAGAACTTCCAGCGCCTGGAGCACCAGCCCTTGCAGCACCTGGAGAAAGTGTTGTCCAGTTATTTGCAGAAACTGAAAATCTGTACATAGCAACAGCATTGTTTCCTAGAAGATAGAAATAATCATCATTCCCTTCAATAGAGTATTCACTTGTAGCATCAGGGTTTACTGCCCAAGCAGATCCTACTGTGATTACAGTTCCTGTATTTGAACTAATTGATCTAATTTGTCCAACTCCAGTTCCAGCAGTAATTCGAATTTGAGAGTTAGTCCATTGATTTGTAAGCCAAGCTTTTGTAGAGTTGGTTAATGTAGTAGACGCTCCCGCTGTAGCAGTTCCAGATTCAAAAGTATCTAAACTTCCAGGAGTAGAAATTAAAGAGCCTTCTGTACCCCAAGTAACACCCACTGCTGTTCTAGCGGTCCATACATTAGTAGCTACATCATACACAGTAAATCCTGCGGATGCTCCTGCGTTTTGAAACCATAAAGATCCTGCAAAAACTTGAAACTGTGTAGTACCGTCAAATGTTGTACCCCCATCTACCGTGAGTACAGAGTTTGCACCAATGGTATTAGATAGAACTAATCCTTCATAGCCAAGTCCTAATCCTGCTATTACTCTTACTTTTCTCCCTGCTAAATTTCGAACTATGGTACGATTTGTATTGATAGTATTTAACCCACCTCCTGTTGCGGTTTGAGTAAATACTCCCCCCATAGCACTTAATCCTCTGTAATCTCCGCATGCACCTATCCCAAATGTTCCGGTTGCTGCCGAGGCAGGTATTTGAACCCAAGAATCTTCATCCCCATCATACCGATGGATTGCAGCAGCAGTTTGAAAAAAGTAGATTACACTGTTAGGAGTAAGATTTCTTTTATCTCCAACAAGAAACATTCCGGCTCCAGTAATTGCTGGCAATGGGGCTAAATATTCCCAGGTTTTTCGGTGTACAAGTTTTCGTAATTTATTAGTTATACTCATGAGAATTCAATTTGATTGTAAATATGTGCTGCTCCGATGTTAGACATGTGGTAAGGCAGTGGGGCTGCATTACCTCCAGCAAAGTTGTTCAAGTTTGTAAGATTTGTTAGTGTAGTAACACCGGCTACAGTGGTGACGTTTGCTAAAGTAGGAAGAGAAGAAACTCCTACGGTTCCAACTTCCACGTTAACAGCCATACGGTCATTTATATCCAATCTGGCCATTTTTTCAACTATTCCTGCCAATAAAAATATTGTTGTATTCAAAGAAGCTTGAACGTCTTCTTCTGTACTATTGTCTTCGTAAATTATTTGAAGAATGTCATCAGGATTATTAGAACTGGTGTCAAAGGTTAATGTAACTCTATTATCATTTACAGCAGATAATCCTTTAGCTTGACTCGTAGGCAAATAAATAATTGTTGCTGTTGTTACATTGATTATAGCAACAAGTTTTTTTATGTCAAAATTATCTAGGGTAATTTCAACATTTCCTATTCCAGAAATTCCTGGAGTAAAAGTGTATGGAGGTGTTATAAACTTTTTCATATTATCCTAAACAAAGTATTAAACCAATAATTTCTTCTTCTGTTTGATACCCTTGAGAATTTACCCAAGACTCAGTAGCGTATCCTGTTAAAGCTGAGGAGATCGTTGTAGCTACCTGTCCACTTGTTTGGTAGTTACTTGGGTTTGAACTGTTATAAGGAGTATATCCTAAAGCACCTGTAACCATTCCAGAAGTTATAGCTGTTAAATATCCCGCTAAGGCGTGATTTCCCCATCCATACGCTGAATTCCAGTTTGTAATATGAGTGTTTGTTATACCGGCTGCTGGGGAAGCTCCAAATACTGGGTCAGTTTCTGAGTAAGAAGTTAAGTACCCTTGAGCTGTTACCCAACTTTGTGTAGCATAACCACTTAAAGCAGTGATTACTTGTGCAGCAGTTTGATAACCACTTGGATTGCTGGCATTGTATTTAGCATCTAAAGCAGCTTTTAAATCCAATTGTAAATCAATATTTCCAGTTAAATTTCCCCAATTGGTTCCTGCAGAAGCACCATATACTAATGTAGGATTTCCTTCATTATCTGTTACATACTGATCCACTCTCGTAGGAGATTTATCTACGTAGACTGTGGCAGTAGCTGGCCAATAGTTTGGTGTGGTTTTAAATCTAAAAACTCTGTACATTACTGTTCTTTTTGTTCATCAGGATGTTCTATAATTTCTACAGGAATTGTTTCTACTTCAGCCAACAAAGACTGAAAAAGATCTGCAACAGCGCTTTGAATAACTTTGACAATGATCATAATTTTAGTATCTCCATAGTCTAAAGCTACCATAATTAAGAGAACTAAATTAACTATCCAAGAAATTATAATTCTTAAAAGTCTAAACCATCTTGGAGCCGGTTTGTAGACATTTTTGTAACTTAGTTTCATACATAAGGATTTTCGTGATTATCTACTCTGAAAAAATTAGACCAGTAATTATCTGGAGGTATAAGTCTTACTTGGGTTTTAACTTGCTGTTCTTTTTGGTCTGGAGTAGGATAAGTTATTTCATTAATAGCTCTTCTTCCATAGGTTTCAAATCTTTCCATCAACTCTCTTTCATTGTACACAGTATCTTTAAATCCTGCTCCTATTAGTTTGGCTCGTACATAACAATAAATAGCCTCTTTGTAGTTTTCATTGTCTGGGATTAGTGGGAGACCATTAACATCTAAAGGTCTGGAGTAGTAATGTAATCTTAGTACTCCATCAGCAATAGAGGTTGTCATCCAATCCATTTCAAAAGAATACCAATGAGAAGGATGTACATCACAACTTTGAACTGCTTCAAGAGTTTTAGTTGGAGAAATATCTGAGGTCCATAAAATATTGTTTTGATCAATGTAAGTATCATTTGGAACTGTAGCAATAACTGATTGAAAGGTTGGAATACTGTCCATGTTTGGATCAGCGTTAGCCAGATTATGCCCAGTTGCATAATGTTTTGCAGTACTAGAATAAGGAAGTCTGGCACCTTCGTATTCCACCGCTATTAAGTCAATTAAACCACAAGGCATTTTCCCTTTATGAAAGGATATTGTACAATCATAGTATTTATACGTAAACTCCATGGAAGTTTTTAGTTGTCCCATAGCTTCCGGAATCCATTCTAACATATCAGGAATAAAAGAAGAATCCTGTAATCTTGTGTTTCGAATTATCCTGGCAATTACTTCATCAATACTCGTAGATCTGAAATTCATGTTGTTACTTTGTTTTAGTGTTATTGTACAAAGGATAATGAGGGTATTTAAACTTTAGAGAAGGATTCTTTTTTAAAGCCTCTGCAAACATTTGTTTAAATCCTTTTTTGCCTTTACTATCTCCGGTGGTAGGATCAAACTCGTAAACTCCTAAATTCCTTAAAGCTTTATTTAATTTTCTCCATCCTATTCTACACCAATCATCGTTTGTGAAATAAACAATCTTACTTCTAACCATTCGTTGTTTTTCCTCACTCCAAACTTTTGGGTATAATTTAGTTTTAGCGTAGTTGATTACTTTTTTAGAATGATCTCTGTCTACTCTTTTTGCAAAGATAATTCCCAAAGAGTTTGAAAGTTGTAAAGCTTCTCCTTGAATAATACGATCTTTAGCCATTTCAAAGATAGAAGTTACAACTAACTTAAACTTTTTATAAGACATAACCTCTTCCACTCTCTTTTTATTGTCAGAATCTACAAACTTTGCATAGATGTAATAGTTTTGAATTTTATCCTTATACACACCACACCAGGTTGGATTTGCTGCCAACATTTTTAAAGCATACCATTCCCAAATATCTTTTAAATAATGTGTTTTTGGTTTTTGTCTCATTGTTGGTTATCATTTGCCGGATTAACTGCTACAGATAGTTCTTTTTGAAGAGGGGCTTCTCTAAAATCTATTTCTCGAATAGACTGAAGAATCAGTTGTAAGATTTCATTTGTACAAGGATACGGAGCATTCCAAAAATCACAAGTTCCAGAATCTCCTCCACAAGTGTAAGCTTCTAACTCAGAAGGTTTATCTGGTACAAAATCAACTCTCACCATGGGCACATTTTCCAATAAATAAAGTCTATTATTTTGATAGAGGTAAGGAATTACTTTGGAAGAATATTTACCTTTATTCTTGTACTGTACCATTCCAGCTTCTGTATAAGAGAAAGGGTTCATTCCATTAATAGCTCCTACATAATCAAACAAAATAGAATTGGCTCTGAGTATCCCTGGGAGTTTATCTGTTCTCCAAATTTTACAGTTTACCGGTACATCACACTCTATGGTAGAACTTTCTTGTAAAGAAAGGTAGATTGTTGATTTGAAGAATTTTCTGTCTTGGGGTTGCTTTTCTAATGCATTTCTAATATGACGACTTCTCCAAATATCTACTCGTTCCATCAACATCAGTTTAAATGGAGTATCAAAGACTTTACCATAAGGAGCAGTTAATACTGTTGTAATTTCATTTGGAGTCATAATCAAAAATACAAATTTTAAAAATAACCCCGAAGAATAAAATCTCCGGGGTAAGTAAAATTGTTAGTTTAAGCTTTAAGCAAAAATTGCAACAATCTTGGCTCCTTCTCCGGATGGTACAGCAATCAAAGTGGTATACTCTTGACTGTGCTGCCCTTTAGGAGTTGGACTCCACTCAGCTTTTACTCCTCGAAGAGTAACCATATCGAACTGAGTTGTAGCAATTGTATTGGCTACTGTAGCTGGCAATCCAAACTCATCCGGATTAGCCAGAGATTCGTGAGTGTATTGTGTACCAACACCATCACGGATTTGAGCTTGTCTCCAGATTTCTTCTACTTGAGCCAGGGTACCAATTCCCAAAGATTGAGGAGTAGTAGTAGTCATAGTGTAAGTAACACCACTTTCATCCGGATCAGCTTTAGTAGGAACAGTAGTTGCTGTTAATTTGAAGCTACGGGTAACATCAGTAGAAGTAATTGTAATTCCAGTAGCACTAGCTACAGCAGTAAAGAATTCTTGATCTTTAGCAGCATTGATTTTTGCAGCAATATTTGTCCAGGCTTGAGCTTCTCCGTAAATGAGAGGTTGCTCATAATCCCAGATAGGCAAGTTACTGTTTTGAGGAGTTAACTCAATTACTTTGAAAGACAGCATTTGCTGAGAACTGATAGTACCTAAACCGGAATTTACACATTCTGTTACTTGAGCAGTAGCAGCTGCATAAGCATTTACAGTTGCTGTAATAGTTTCTCCAATCATTGGACTTGTGTAACGCATACGATAGGTACCGTCAGCATTTTGACCTACTACGTATCCAACATAAATAGGTTGTTTTTTAAGAGCTGCAGATAAGCCGGTATTAACTACAACTGCATAAGGTTGGACATCGTTGGTATCCACTCTCCAAAGATATAAACGACCTACAGCAGAGGAAGCTATAACTTCATTTAATTCGATATCTGTAGTACTACCAGCTACAGGTAAGTTTGAGCCAAAGGCAAAGTCTACATCTTTTCCGATAGTAGATTTAAAGAAACGATTTTTTTGCATGATTTTTTGTTTTTAAATTATTACTCTTGTTTCTAAATCTTGTCGAATTAAGCTCTCTCCCTGGGGATTCTCTATTCTTCCTTTTATGTACTCTACTGCTAGATCACATATTGTCTGATGAAAAGAAGAACTTAACTCACAATTAGAACCCAAAACTAAAGAGATTGGACGAGGTTTTCTAATGTAAGTTATCGTCACTGCCCTTACTGTAAAGGTTTCATCTTCATAAATATAGAGTCTTTGACCGGCTAATTCTGCTATAGGACTTTTGTAAGAAGTTTTATAGAATGGAGTGTTCAAATTGGTAAATACATCATAAGTTGACAAAAGTCTGTTATCCACAGAACTCAGTGTAGTAGTATCTCTGGGACTTTCTTTTTGAACTGTATGAGAAAATGTGGTACCATTGGTAACTACTGCTCCATCCCAACTTAAAGCGGGTACTTGAGTAGATATAATACTTTCAGGGTAGTATCTGTCTGCAAAATTTTCCCAATAAACTTTGGCTCCTAATTCCCTAAGTTTGTTTAAAATGTAGTCTTTTAAGAAAGTTACATTAGCTTTTAGTGGAAATCCAGTATATTGATTTTCTACTCCTAAATCTGCTGGAATATTTATTGTGTACGAACCAACTGTGATAGCTCCTGTAACATAAAAAGGTGCACTAACTTTTGTTGTTTCAGATAATTCTAAAACTGTGTAAGTAGTACTTTCATTTTCGAAGCTTTTTGCTGCGCCACATAAAAGTTTATAGTGACTCATGTCTCCCATCAAGTACTGATAGTCTCCTGGAAGATCTGCTACTACTCTGTTTAAA